GGCGGCCCAGGTCAGCGCGCAGGTGCCGGTTCCGATCACCACCGTGGAGTCGGTCCCCTTCTTGTCGGAGGTGATGACGACCTGGCCGCCTACCACCTTCACCGAGGCCCCGACGAGCTGGGCGTTCATCTGCGCGGCGACCCCGGCGGCCGTCGTGGTCGCGCCGGAGAACGTGACGGTCTGCTCGGTCCCGCCGTCGATGGTCACCTTCTCGGTGTTCCCGTCCTGGTCGGCGACCGGGTAGGTGGTCGTGTCGGTGACGGTCCCGGCCGCGGCGTCGAACGTCGCGGTAGCGTCGCCGATGTTGTCCACGTCGAGGACCACGGTCGCACCCGGGGTCAGGACGTAGGGCCCGACGCCCCCGTCCTTCGAGGCGGCCGTCGGCGTCGCGGCGGCGGTGATCGCCTTGCCGGCCGCGTCGGACATCAGCAGGGCGCCCTTCACGAACGCCGCGCCGGACTTGATCTTCGTCACGCCGCCGTCGGCGACGGAGGCCGCGTAGCCGGCCACCGAGGGGTCGTCCTGGAGGACGCCGTCGACGACCGCGCCGGCGACCGCGTTCCGGGCCACACCCGAAGCCGTGACCTTCACGAACTTGAACTGGTCGCTCGAGAGGTCGTCAGCCGCGGCGAGCCCGGGGATGATGTGCAGTGCTCCTTCGTATCCCATCGTGCTTCTCCTTTCCTACACGAGCCCGGCGGGGCCGACCTGGTGCGGGTGCTCGTTCAGGTACTCGTTGTAGAGGTCAGGCTTGACCTCCATCACCTTGACGATGGCCTGCGCCTGCGTCAGGTCGCCCGCCGACTTCTCGACGAACCCGTCGGCCATCTTCACGATCCTGTCCCAGGCGCTCCCGGAGTTGCCGGACCCGGCCGAGCCGGTCCCCGCCATCGTGAGGAGCTGCGAGCTCTTCACCACCTCGGACGCCTGCTTCAGGATCGCGAACTGCTCCTCGGCGATCTTCGGGTCGGTGTCGTGCAGACCCTTCAGCATCACCGCCAGCTCGTCGACCGACTTCCCGGGGACGTGGGCCAGCTCGGCCTTCGCCTTTGCCGTCCACTCAGCCAGCTCTCGCTTGTCGCGCTCGGCCGCGAGGGACTTCTCGATCTCCGCGTTCTTCTTCTGGAGCGCCTCGACCTGGTCGGCCTGGGCCTTCATGATCGCCTGCATCTCCGGCGGGAGCTCGGGGGCGGCCGCGGGCTCGGGCTTCGGCTCGGGCACGCCGAGGGCCTTCCGCACCTCCTCGGGCATCTTCTCGAGGTACTTCTTGACCTCGTCCTGCTTCGTCGGATCGGGGTATCCACCCATCTCGTCCTCCATCTTCTTGTCCTGCTTCATGGTCGGGGCGGCGTAGCCCGCGGCCGAAGCCAGCTTGTCGAGAGCGTCCTTCGGCATCTCGTCCTTGTAGGCCGACAGGATGCGGAGGGCCGACTTCAGCGCCGCCGCCCCCTTCTCCGAGACCTTCGCCTTCGCGATGAAATCGGAGAGCTCGGACTCCTCGTCCAGCTCGGTCTCGAGGACGGACTTCAGGATCTCCTCGAATTGCTTGTCCATCTGAAACTCCTTGCTTTTGGTTATCGGGAACCGCTTCTTCATGTTGGCCCCGGCGTCTACCAGAGAAAGCTCGACGGGGTCGAGCTCTGTCAGCGATGTCAGTTCACCCTTCGCCATCTCACGCTACCTTCGGTTGGAGGTCGACGAACTCGACCTTCGGCAGTTGGTTCAATCGAAGAGGCGCTCGGAAACCGAAACCGCCTGGAGAAAATGCGTTGATCTTGCCCTGCTGGTACAGAGCCCACTCCTTCGGGCCCAGCTTCACGCCGACAGCCCAGGACCCCGAGTGGATCACGTCGTCGCCGAACGCCCGGCGGTTGACGCGATGAGGCTCGCCACGGAGGGCCTTCAATCGGTCCTCCGGTGTCGGGTACTGCTCGACCCACGACTCGACGAGCGAGGCGTTCGCCTTCTTCTGGTGCTGGACGCCGATGGTCCTCGCACCGGCCATGAAGGCGTGCGCTGTCTCCTCGATACATTCGGGGGTCGGCCAGTCGTCGTGCGCGTCGGGCTGGGCACCGCTCTTCCCATATGGGTCGAGCACAACGCCGTAGACGATGCGCTTCGGGCTGTCTGCTTTGGTGATCTTGACGAGCATTCCCTCGCTGCTTTTCGTCATAACCCGCCCGGTGCGGACGTCGTAGAGGATCGGCCGCTCTCCGGGCTTTGCCCAAACCAGGGACCGCTGTCCCTTCTTCCTGAGCTCGCTTATGACATCAGCGAGGTCGCGCCGTTCTGCGATGGGCGTCTGGTCTTCCGGCTTATCTATCAGCCACCGACGCCGGCCCGCAACAGGGGCGAACGTGAACAAGTATCGGCCCTTCAGATGCTTCCCGTCAAGAAAAATTTCAACCATGTGCTCCCGAGCGACGCCGATCTCGAAAGTTCCCTCGTCCAAAGCAAAGAACTTGCTGAACTTTTCGGAGGTCGCGCCGACTTCCCCCGGAGGCGAAATCATCGGCTTGTCGACTCCGACCTTGAGCCACTCCTTCGGTTGTCCGAGCTTCGGCGCCAGCTCGATGTTGTCTCCGGCCCTCCAATCGATCAGCTTGTCCTGATGTGGTAGCCCACGGTTGTCGGGAGCGCGTCCGAGGAAAACCGAAAACCCCCAGAGGCCGTCGGGCCCCTCGAGGCGGATGTCCCCGTGCACCGAGTGATCGGTCTGCATTAGCTGGCGGTCGTCGAGCTGGGTCTGGTCCTCGTCGAGCCCGCGCCAGTGGTGCTGGTATACGAACCGCCCGCCCTGCTTCGTCGGCATCATCGAGGCCCAGCTCTTGTCCCAGTTGTCCGCCGCTCGCGCCGACCGAGTCCCGCCCTCGGGGATCTCCCGTACCTCGAAGGTCTCGGCCTTCGCTACCTTCGACCGAACCCTCTTCAGCTTCCGGCCGACCTCACCGCTGTCGCCGAACCGAAGGACGGCCGACGGGTGAGGCAGCGTGAGATCGGCTCGGCCTCCGAGCGCCTGCTCGGCGGTCTTCCCCAGCGCGACGACGCACTGATGCTTCTCGCGGTCGAGCTCGCCCTCGAGCCAGTCCTTCCAGTCGGCGACCTCCTCGGCCGTCGGCTCGCGGACCTTCCCGCGCTCGTCGGTCAGCACCCGGGGGACGGCGTTCAGTACGAGCACCTCCTCGCGCTTCATCCCCAGCGCCTTCAAGAACACGTCGCGGAAGACGGCCCCCACGGGCCCGGTCAGAGGCTCCCGCCTCGCGGCGTCCAGCCTCCCGGCCGACGCGCCGACGAAGACGACCGCCGCCCCCGCCGGACCTCCCGCGGGAACCTCTACCTCGCCGCGGGCCTTCACGACGTTCGCCGGGAAATACTCGACCACCTCACCGCGGTCGTCCGCCCGCTTCGCCTGGAGCACGAGGTTCTCGGCCGCACGCTGGACCACCTGGTCCACCGTGTCCGCCGGCCCCTCGTAGTCCCCGAGCACTCGAGGCACCCAGGCCGACAGCGCAACCCCCTGGGGCTGCGTCACCTTGTTCACGGTTTCAGACTCTATTAGGATTTTGTCACCCGGGCCGAACCGCCGGCCGGTGGAGAACGTCTCGCCCACGGGGACCAGCTTCGACTCGGTGAGGCTAATAGGTTTTTCCTTTCCTGGTCTCACGGCGTAGCTGTAGGTCCAGACCCCGCCCTTCGTCCTCGTCGCGTCGGTGACGAGGGCCCGGAGGGTCGTGGCGTTGTGGAACTTCACCCAGGCATCCCGGGTCACGACGGCGAGCGGGTAGCTCGAGCCGAGCTGCTTTGCGACAACTCCCTCGGACCCCTGCAGCCGGCGGATCTTCTCGACGGCGGTCCGCAGCGCCTCGGGGGTCGTCACCTCCTCGCCGGGGGCGATGTTCAACCGCTTCTTCAGGTCGGGCGCTCCCATCGTCCCGCCGCCGAGCTTCCTCAAGTAGACCAGGCGCTCGCTCAGAGGTTTTGAGTGGATGTCCCCGTCGTCGCAGTACAGCACGTCGAAGACATTCGCCACGAGGTTCGAGTCATCGGCCGCGTCCCGCGAGGCCAGATACCCCGAAACCATCTCTCGGGGGAGGTGCTGCTTCCCGTCCCAGTGCTCGAGCTCCATGTCCAGCACGAGCTTCGACGGCGCGAGCGCCTGGACCGCCTTCACGACCCCAGGCAGGCGGTCGGTGTTATCGTCCCCGTCCTCGCTGTAGATCACGACCCGCCGGCCGTCCTTGTGGACTTGATGCCTCGCGCCGTCGTACTTCTTCTGGACCCAGGTCGGGAGCCACTTGTCGGCTCGCTCGGTGAAGAGCTCGATCAAGCGGTCGACGGTCTGCGCCTCCTCGGCGAACGCCGGGCGCGTGGGCTTCGGTTGGAAGAAGAACTCGCCGACGGTCAGCTTGTCGTCCTTCTTCGCCCTCTCGGCCTGGGCCAGCATCTCGGCGCCGGCGGCCCGGGCCTGCTTGATCACCCGCTCGCGGTCCTGGTACTTCGGCGGCACGGGCTCGATCTTCTCGACGTGGGGCTCCCGCCTCCGGGCGACCAGGTCGAAGACAGGGACGTAGTCGGTAAAACTCCCGGAGGGCGAGCCGATGAGCTGCATCTGCGGCCCACTCTTGTCCGGCGCCATGAACCGACGCAAGGCCACCCAGAGCGCCGCGGCGTCGAGCTGATACTTCCCCTCATGCTGGTCGTACTCCGACCGGATCACCACGTCGATGTCTTTGGGCTTCTCGGCGACCGCCGCCGACCCCGCCACGCTCACCCAGTCGCGGACGAGCAGAACCTCCTGCGGGCACTCCTTCAGCATCTCGCCCAGAAAGCTCGGGACCGGGCCGACCTTCCCGTGCACGCTCTCCTCGCGCTCCTTCCGCGTCGAGGCCAGCCGGTCGATCAGCTCGACGAGCTCGGACTCGCCGACGCTCTTCCCACGCTTCTCCATCTCGTGCTTGACCCAGAGCCCGGCGTTCACGATGTCCTCGACCGCGGCGTTCGTCCGCTTCGCGTTCGCGTACCACTGATGCAGACGCCGCCAGACGTTCGCCAGCTCGTCGTCGTCCACCCCCTCGAGCCGATGCGGCCGGATCTCCGGGAGCGCCAGCTTCTCGAACAGGCTCGGGCCCTCGGTCTCTCGATGGCTCGCCCGGCCCCCGGCCCGTGGCCTCGCGGCCTGGTAGAGTGACGAGTACAGCCAGCCGGGAAGATAGGACTTCGCCTCGGCCAGCATCTCCTCCAGGAACTCTCGACTGTAGGCCATGATCAGCCTCCCTTACGCTGTAGGGTCTCGGAGCACCCGCAATGAGGGTGAAGGGTCGGGCCCTCGATAGGGCCGAAGGTTGGCGACTCATAGGTCCCGTCGACAGGAGCCGTGAGCCCGTCCATCTCGGCGCAATACTCGCAGGAGTTGGGCGCGGCGATCCAGACCCGCTCGACCTCGGGCAGGAGGTTCTGGTCGCTCGCCAGCCTCCAGACCTCCTCCCGGCCCTGGGCCTGCGCCTGGATGGTCTCGGTCCGGGCGATCCTCGCGGCCCGCTTCTTCAGGAGCTGCTCGCGATAGGCACTCGTGATCTGCCGGACCTCCGTCGGGGAGTAGTCGCCCGAGCTGGCCAACAACCGCTCGCGATTGATCACCGCACCGACCTCGCGGTCGGTCAGCCCGATGTTCTGGCGGATGGCGTCGTAGACGTTCTCGGCCCTCAAGCCCTCGTTGAAGCCCTCCTGGATAACCGTCCGCACGACCTCGCGCTGCTGGTCGGAGATCCCCTGCTTCACCAGCGACAGCGAGCGCTCCTCGACCCACTTGATCGAGTACGGGTTCACCGGGACAACCTTGACCTTCGTCTTCTCGGCCTTCGCAATCGACCCCTCGATGAACGGATATTGGACAACTTTCCCACCGCCCCAGAGCTCACAGGCTTCGGCTATCCATTCACCTTTCGGCGAAGAAGAGATCCGAGGCTCCTCCCCAGGCTCGACGTACTCCAGTGTGACGTGAGGTTTGAAGGAGGAGTACGTCGGCTTCCAGCCGTCACCCGCTACAGCTAGAGCTTTCTTCAACGCATCGAATAAGCGCTGAAGACCCTTTCCGTAAACAGGACAATGGCGAACGGTTTGACCGTCTTGGTTTTTGAATGAGGCTACCGGACCTAGTCGCAATCGCATCGAAGGAGATGACAGCAGAACCGGACGAACAGCATCGCCGAACTTCTCCACCCCAACTGGGTCCGCGTCCCCGTAGTAGAGCAAGGTCAGATGTGGAGGAGACTCATCATCACCGCGACCTCCTCGCGGAAACTGTTTCGCCAGATCATCAGGAAGTCGGATGAACAAACCGACATGCTTGAAAGGAGTCTCAGACTTCTGGACGAACTCGGCCAGTGCCTTCGCAATCGAGAAGCCCATGTCGACGCCGAACTCGCGCTTCAAGCGCTTCGCCTCATCCTCACCCGACTCCTGGATCACCATCAGGTAATCGGACTGCAAGCGCTCGGTGAACTTCTTCCACACCTCGTTCTCGGGATCGTCGCTGAAGATAGGGAGCGACCGCATCGCGTCGACCTCGGACCCGGAGCGATACGCCTCGACGAACTTCCTCTTGCTCGCGTCGTCGAACGTGTTCTTCACAGCATCGAGGAAGTCGTCGGCGAAGCGTTCCTCATACTTCGCGGCGATCCTGTAGGTCGCCCTGCCCTCGGCAGTATCGGGGATCTCCGTCTGCCAGTCGGGACGCCCGCGCAGCGCCTTCGCCCGCCGGGCCTTGCGAATCAAGACCGACCCCCACTGCCGGACGAACGCCATCAACAGACCGCCGCGAGCTGCCGGCGCTTCCCGGTCTTCCGGTCCCAGTGCTTGCAGATCAACCCGCCCGATGCCTTCTTCATCTCGACGTGGTCCTCATCGGCCTCGGGCTGCGGGAGCTTCGCGATCTCGAACAGCTTCCGAGCCAGGGCATCGTCGGTCACGTCGATCCCCGAGGTCGCAAGCGACTGGATGAACGCCCCGATCTCCGCAAGCGGCTGGCTCTCGATGTCCCCGTGCTCGAGCGTCGGCCAGAGCTCACGCGGAACGGAGTTCAACGTCATCAGCCTCGCCATTCCGAAGCGGTTGAAGGTCGACCCGATGATGTCGAGGAAGCTCCCGAGCGCCACGGCGAACAGGTTGGTCTGGTCGGACGATAGGGCGAAAGACCCGACACCTGTCATGCCGAGCTGGATGAACTGCGCCATTACCGTCTGCAGGATGTTCACCTTGTAGTACAGCTTCACCTCGTTCGTGTCGATCTGCCGGCGCCCGCCCGTGCTCAAGAGCTTCAACTTGTAGCCGGTCGGCTTCCCCTCCTTGTCGAGCTCCGGCGGGACGATGGCATATTCCCGCTCGTCTCTCTTCAACTGGCCGAGCATGGTCTGAAGAGCCGACAGCAGGCCGCGAGCGCTCGCCTCGGCGTCCGGCCGCAGCAGCTCCTCCGGGACCTCCATCGTCAGCAGCCCCGTCATGTCGCGCTCGATGCCGATGGCCTCAATCTCGCTGATGCGCTTCAGATAGAAGTAGTCGACGACCGCGTTCCGGTAGAGGCTGCGGCCCTCGGGGTTGTTCTTGTAGGTCGACGTGCGGAAGAGGATCGCCTTCTCGATAGGAATGAAGGCGGTCTTCCCCGTGCTCGGGTCGGCCTGCCACATTCCGCGCAGCCCGCTGTCCTCCTCGTCGAACTCCCAGCGGTCGAGCGTGTCCTGGGCCCGGAGCGCGATCTTCCTCCAGCCGATTTTTCCGTCGGTGAACGAGGACCTCGTCGACGGTTCGCCATCGGGCCCGCGCCGGATCTTGTACACCGTCTCGAAGAGGCTCCAGCCGTAGGGGAACATCGAGAGCACCTCGGAGATGAAGTCCTCGAAGGTGTGCGAGAGATCTATCAGGCAGGACTCGACGAACGCCGCCTCCTCGACCGCCCGCCTGTCAGCGGAGGCAGGCTCGACCCGCCAGTCCACCTGGCGCACGAGCGCCTGGATGATGAAGGCAATCGAGCCGATGACCGACGAGTTGTCGGACATCTCGCGAAACAGTTTCGGGCCATACGTCCCCCGGAGCTTCGGGTGCCACTCCTCGTCGATCACGCCGCCGAACTGTTTCAGGCCCGAGAACCCCAGCACGCCGAGGTCGAGCTGTCCCTTCTTCTCTTCTTTGTCCGCCATGATTTACATCCCACTCCACGGGCTCACGCGAGCGCCCTCGGTTGGTATCGACAGGTTGTAGTTATACGACCTTCGCGACAGTCGCGAAATACTTTGGGTGAGGCAGTCCACTTGATCGTCGTTCCGGGCGTTCGGGAAGGTCACGACCTCCTCGATGAAGTCTCCGACCCAGTCGGCTATGTGGTCGGCGGGGATGTGGACGTTCCCCGCTTCGATCAGCCCCGAGACCGCGACCAGCCGAGTCTGCTTGTTTCCCTGCGGCTCGACAGGAATGATCCCGGGGACCTGGTCCTTGAGCGCGGAGATCACCGCCGGACCGTTCGCCTTGTTTTCGATCAGCACGGTCTTCGCCGACTCCGGCCAGCGCTTGCTCATCATCTGGATCTCGCGGATGGTCTCGACGAACGACAGCTTCGCCCGGCACTGGTCGACGAGGTAGAAGTCCGAACCCTTCGTCGCCCAGACCTGCCCGACCACGTAGCTCGAGCCCGTCTCGCTGAAGGTGAGGTCCCAGCTCTGCAACCAGTTTCCCAAAGGCTTCGGGAGCTCGTCCCAGCGCTCGAACCAGATCCGCCGGACGATGTTCCCCTCAAGCGCGGCCGGGCGCTGCTGGTACAGGCCCGCCCAGACCAGCGAAGGTGACGTGCTCTTGATCGCCTGGAGGCGGTCGGCGTCGAACCGCTCGGGGCAGAGCGCCTCGCCCTCGGCCCGGCCCAGCAGGTCGTCGTCCTCGGCAAGCGCAGGCAAGCGGATAACCTCCCAGTCGTCCGCGTGCTCGTGCTCGAGGTAGCCGGCGAGGTCCGACTCGTGCCAGCGAGTCTGGACCACGACTATGCTCGCGTGAGGTTCGAGACGGGAATAGAGGGTGCCGTTGAACCAGTCGACCACCTTCCGACGGTGCGTCGGTGACATCGCCTCCTCCCAGTCCTTGTGAGGGTCGTCGACGATGATCAACGAACCGCCGGAGCCCGTGATCGACCCTCCGATGCCCGCGCACTTCATGCCGCCGCCCTGGAGGGTCAACCAGTCCTTAGCCTTGCTCTTGTCGACGCGGATGCGGGTCCACGTCCGGTCGTTGCGGTAGAACTCATCGCGCACGGCTCGCCCCCAGGTCTCGGCGAAATCGTCGCCGTGGCCAGCCATCAGAACCCACCTCTCGGGGAACCAGTCGAGATACCACGTAGGGAGCCAGTGACAGATGCCTTGCGATTTTCCGTGCCTCGGGGGTGCAGAGATGATGATGCGTGAGTCGCCCCGAAGCACAGCCTCCTGGACGCGACGGAGGACGTAGACGATCCAGTCGTAGGGCTTCCACTTCCCGCGAGATACGTGCTCGGCATAGGTGTCGACGAAGAAGCGCCAGCGGTTGTCGACCAGGCTACTCCGCGTCGCTGGAGCTGTCACCGTTCGACCTCCGCATCAGCTCGTCGACGAGCGCAAGGGATTCGGGATCGGTCAGCAGGCCTCGGAGGGCGCTGCGCTCCTCGTCGGCGTTCAGCTTGTGGCGCTCCTCGACGATGCTCTCGGGCTCGCCGCGGCTGGAGCGCTCGAGCTTCGCACCCGTCTCGATGGCCTTGTAGACATCGGCGATGGAGATAGTCCCCGCGGCGACCTTCTTCTCGGCGTCCTTTAGAAACTTCTTCAGCTCGATGGCCCCGAGGCTCTGCAACATCTTCCCGAGGTTCGCGTGGCGCTCGTGCATCTTCTCGATCTCTTTGAGCGCGAGAGCCCTCCGATGCTTGTCGAGCTCACGATCCCACTCGGCCGCTCGCACGGTCCAGCCCCACTTCGCCGCCCAGTCCTCGAGATTTCTCGCCGCTGTGCGAGACTTACCCTTCAAACCGTTTCTCTCACGATAGAGGTCCGCCGCCTTCTGAATCGTCCTATCCCAACCGATTTCTCGATAGAGTAAGAAGGCTTGCCAGGCTTTTTGTGGCTCGTCAGGCTGGCGTTCGAAGAGCCGACGATCAGGAGCGCCGACAAATGGTTTGATATTGGCCATCGACGCTATACTAGCACGAGAAAAGTTAAGGCGAAAGAATTTCGAACCGAGCACCGTCGCTCTCGCGGGTGGGAACACGGCCGGTGTACTCCATCCAACGCCGGAGAATCACATCGCAGTAGGCCGGAGAGATCTCAAGACCGTAGCAGATCCTGCCGAGCTTCTCTGCGGCGATGAGCTGAGAACCACTCCCCGCAAACGGCTCATATACAACCTGCCGAACCTTCGTGTGGTTTAGAATAGGTCTTTCAAACAGCTCAATTGGTTTCTGGGTGGGATGCCCGCTCCCGGATTCTCGGCCTACTTCCCAGATCGTGTCTTGATTTCGAGGGCCGTAGAAAGGCGGACGATTTCCCCGCTGCCAACCATAGAAGCAAAGCTCATGTCTCCAGTGGTAGTCTCCACGTCCCATGATCAACGAGGGCTTCACCCAAATTATCTGACGATGGATCAAAATATCCGCCGCCGCTGCAAAGAACGTGCCCTGCGTCAACATAGGATGCCAGAGATAGAAAGCTGCAGTTTTCGCAAGGTGGGGAACGGCCGCACGAATCGAGGCTTCGAGGAACTCCTGCAAATCAGAACCAAGCAGATCATCGTTCTCGATGGAAGCCCTTCCGCTCTGCTTATCGTGAACCTGATCGGAAATTCGGACATAGTCGATACCATATGGCGGGTCAGTATTCATGAGCACAGCCAACCGGCCATCCATCAAGCGCGAAACATCTTCGACGCTGGTCGAGTCTCCGCAGAGCAGCCGGTGAACTCCAAGGGTCCAGAGATCCCCCGGCCGGGTCATCGGCTCGGCAGGAGGCTCGGCGGGCTCGGGCGGCTCGCGAGTATGGGCGCCGACGTCGACGGGATCAACGAGCAGATCATCGAGCATGTCGCCATCGAACCCGAGGGAGTCGAGCATCTCGGTGTCGGTGTCCTTCAGCTCGGCGATTGTCCGCCGGAGCACCTCGTCGTCCCACTCCCCGAGCTCGGCGGTACGGTTGTCGGCGATAGCGTAGCCTGCGGCCTCGGCGTCGGTCCAGTCGCTTCGGAGCACGGCAACCAGCTCGCCGTCGTCGGCCTGGACGACGCGGACCTTCTTCACGCCGGCTGCGCGGGCGGCCTCGAGGGTCCCGTTCCCTGCGCGGACGACGCCGTTCTTGTCGATGACGATGCTCCGGGCCGGGCCGAAGCGCGAGAGCGACGAGGAGATGGCCTCGAGGTTCTTCTCAGAGTGCTTCCGGGCGTTCGCCGGGTCGCTGATCAGATCGTTCAGGTCGATGACTGTCTCGGTCTTCGGCATCTCTCGCTCCTTCGGTCTCGGCGACGAGCTCGAGGATGACCCGCAGCGCCTCCGACGCCGACCGATGTCCGTGCCGGACGCGGAAGCGCTCCAGGGCCTCGCGGTGGCCGTCGTCG